TGGTGTTTTTGATCACCGTCATGGCTGTGGTCACCGTCGTGCGGATCGCGGTCAGCGCCGAGGTGATCGTGTTCTTGATGCTGTTCCAGCTTGTGGTCGTATTGCTGTTTACCGCCGTCCAGGTGTTGGCGATGGTGTTCTTTATGACGCTGGTCGCCGTAGTGACCGTAGACCGCATGGCCGTACAGGTTGAATTGACCGTCTGCTGCATCTGCTTCCACATGGACCCGGTATCGCCGTTGGAGCCGCTCCATGCCTTGGACATGACCTTGCTGATCTCGGCGCTCACCTTGCTCACCGCGCTCTTCATAGAAGCGAGGGTACTGTTCACAGCAGCTTGGATTCCGGTCCCAGAGGAGCGGATCACAGAGGATATCCCTGTCACCGCCGTCTGCACCGCCGTTTTAATGGCCGTCCAACTTGTTGTGGTAGCGGTCTGAATCTGCGTCCAGAGGGTCTTCACCGCTGTTGATACCTGCGTCCCTGCTGTGGTCGTACTGGTCGCAATCTTGCTCCAGGCATTGGTGTAAGCTGTCTGGACAGCGGTCATGCTGTTGGTGATTGACGTGGAAAGCGTTGTACTAAGCCCATTCGCCGCCGTCTCCACCAGGGATACGTTGCTGTTGATGCCGTTTGCCAGATTGCTCATAAAGTCGGGCATCCAGCTTTCCATATCCGCCAGAGGTCCTTCATCCGGCACGGAAAAGTGCAGGAAGGAGCGGATCTTGCTGGCAAGGTTGGACACAGCGGATGTGACCGTGCTTGCCGCGTTCCGGATACCGGAGGCAATGTTGCCTACCAGGTCTTTGCCCCAGGACACCGCCCCGCTGACCACATTGGAGACAGCCGTCTTTGCGCCGGTAAAGGCATTGGAGATGGCGGTCTTGATGCTCTGTGCCTTGGAGGAAATGCTGGTGAGCATATTCTGGAAGCCGTTTACCACCGAGGTCTTCAGGTTGCTGACGGTATTGCTGACCGAAGTCTTGATATTCGTCCATGCCGTGGAGACCGAGGTTTTCAGTCCATTTACAGCTGTGGTGACCGAAGTCTTGAGGCTGTTCCAGGCGGTTGTCACGCTGGTCTTTAAGGAATTCACCGTCGTTGTCACGGAAGTTTTCAGTCCATTCCATGCCGTGGTGACAGAAGTTTTCAGGTTGTTCACCGTTGTAGAGACGGTCGTCTTCAGCCCATTCCAGGCGTTCGTTACTGTAGTCTTCAGCCCATTCACTGCATTCGTCACCGAAGATTTCAGGCTGTTCCAAGCGTTCACCACGCTGGATTTCAGACTGTTCATCGTATTAACAACCGAGGTCTTGAGGCTGTTCCATGCCGTGGTAACGGCAGATTTCAGACCGTTTACGGTCGTGATGACTGCGCTCTTGAGGCCGTTCCAAGCGGTCGTCACTGCGGTTTTCAGCGCCGTGGTCGCCGTGGACACAGCGGACTTCATGGCATTCCAGGCAGTAGTCACCCCGGTCTTCAGCGCGTTCACGGTCGTAGTGACGCCAGACTTGATCCCGTTCCAGGCTGTAGTGACCGTCGTTTTGATCCCGTTGCCCAGAGTCGTGACGGTACCCTTGATCGCATTCCAGACGGTCGTGATGACTGACTTGATGGCATTGACCACCGTAGTGACGGCTGTCTTTATCCCATTCCACACATTAGTGACGGTCGTTTTTATCGTGTTGACTACTGTGGTGACCGTAGTCTTGATACCGTTCCAGGCTGTGGTGATAGCCGTCTTCAGCCCGTTCACGATGCTCGTAACTGTCGTTTTTATCCCGTTCCATACGGTCGTGACCACTGTTTTAATCGCATTCACCACAGTCGTTACAACTGTTTTGATTGCATTCCAGGCATTAGTGATGGCAGCCTTGATGCCATTCACCACGGTCGTGACCACTGTTTTGATGGTATTCCAGACTGTGGATATCACGGTCTTTATCCCGTTCACCGTATTGGTTACGACGGTTTTGATCGTATTCCAGACCGTGGAGATCACAGTCTTGATGCCGTTCATCACCGTGGTGACCACCGTTTTTATGGCATTCCACACGGTCGTGATGATTGTTTTGATCGTATTAATGATCGTGGAGATGACCGTTTTGATCGCGCCCCACACAGTCATCTGCCCGGACTTTATGCCGTTGGAGACTGTATCGACCGTTCCCTTGATGGCATTCCACACTGTAGTGATGATGGTCTTTATCGTATTGACTACCGTCATGATCACGGTTTTGATGGTATTCCAGACTGTAGAGATCACGGTCTTGATCCCGTTGACCACCGTTGTCACATTCGTCTTGATGGTATTACAGGCTGTGGAGACCACCGTTTTGATCCCGTTCATCACCGTGGAGATAACGGACTTGATCGTATTCCACACGATGGAGATGTGGTTCTTGATGGCGTTGACCACCGTGGTGACGGTCGTTTTGATCGCGTTCCAAACCGTGGAGAAGATGGTCTTGATGCCTTCCAGCACAGAGCTGAAGAAGCTCTTGATCCCATTCCACACCGTAGTCGCCGTATTCTTCAGCCCGTTCCACAGGTTCACCACCGTGGTCTTGATTGCCGTCCATACCGTCGTAAAGGTCGTTTTTATCGTGGTGAGGATTGTCGTGAAGAATCCGGAGATGGCATTCCACACCGTAGTCGCCACGGTTTTTATATTGTTGATGGTATTGGTGAAAAAGGTTTTGATGCTGTTCCAGGTATTTGAGAAAAACGTCTTCACGCTCGTCCATACCGTATCCCAGTCTGTGCCGAACCAGGAGAGGAATACATTCGCCACGCCCTTCAGCGTTTCCAGCACCGTGGAGAAGATCGACTTGATGCCCTCCCAGATTGAGGAGAACACGCCCTTCACCGCTTCCCACGCTCCTTCCCAGTTGCCCTGGAAGATGTTGCTGAACACATCAAAGAGACCGAGCAGCACATCAAGTACCGTCCCCAGTACCGTTGAGATCACCTGGAAGGCGCCCTCGAATACCGGGGCCAGCACCTCGCAAAACTTATCCCACACCGCCTTGATAACCTCGGTGATATCCTTGAAGGAAAAGCCCAGCGCGTTCAATCGCTGTACGATGCCGTCGGAGAAGGCTTTGAACTTGGCCTTCAGCCCTTCCCAGATGGCCGTGACCTTGTTGCGGAATTCCTCATTGTTCTTCCACAGGTTCACGAAGGCAGCGACCAGAACAGCAATGACGGCAACCACCGCCAGCACTGTACCGGACACACCGCCGAGGGCAGCTTTCAGCGCCTTAAAGACGCCACCGCTCTTCTTCACATAGCTCGTCACTTTCAGGATGCCCTTGCCGAACTTGGCAAAGCCCTTCATGGCCGTGCCGACCTTCGAGATGACCGTACCGAGCACAACGAGCAGCGGACCGATGGCAGCCGCCAGAGCCGCGACCTTCAGAATGGTCTTCTTCTGCGCCTCGCTCATGCCATTCAGCTTGTCTACAAAAGCCTGGACCTTGCTGACCACGCTGCGGATCGCAGGCATCAGCAGTTCACCGAAGGAAATGGCGAGTTCTTCCAGCTGGGATTTCAGGATGGTAAGCTGCCCTTTCAGGTTGTCCTGCATGGTTGCGGCCATACTCTCCGCCGTGCCGTCACAGTTCTCAATAGCTGTGGACAGCTTGTCGATGTCCTCCGGGGCCGCATTCATCAGAGCGAGAAAGCCAGACATGGCGTTTTTGCCTACCAGGGCTTCCGCCGCCTGCGCCTTCTCGGATTCAGTCATCTGATTGAAAGCGCCACGGCAATCTGCGAGGATATCCGAGAGGTCACGCATCGATCCGTCCGCATTGGTGGTAGCGATGGTCACGTCCCCGAAGGCTTTCCCGGAGAGCTTCACCTCGCCGGTCAGGTTGTTCATAATGGTACGCAGGGCTGTACCTGCCTGGCTGCCCTTGATACCGCTGTTTGCCATGAGGCCGATTGCTTCCGCCGTATCCTCCGCGGAGAAACCGAGAGCGCCGGCGATAGGCGCGCAGTACTTGAAGGTTTCGCCCATCATGGACACGTTGGTGTTGGCGTTGGAGCTTGCCGCCGCCAGGATATCCGCAAAGTGTCCGGAGTCGGATGCCGATAGGCCGAAAGCCGTCAGTGCGTCCGTCACGATGTCAGAGGTCGTAGCCAGATCTTCGCCGGAAGCAGCTGCAAGGTTCATAATGCCCTCGATGCCTTCCATCATGTCCCCGGTCTTCCAGCCGGCCATTGCCATATACTCGAAGGCGGAAGCCGCCTCGGTCGCAGAGAACTTGGTCTTGGCGCCCATCTCACGGGCTTTGCCCCGCAGAGCGTCCAGATCGTCCCCGGTTGCGCCGGAGATAGCGGCAACCTTGCTCATGCCCTCGTCGAAGTCCGCAGCGGTCTTCACAGCCGCAGTACCAAGGGCCACAACAGGTGCCGTTACATGCGTGGTGAGGGTCTTGCCGGCTGAGGTGATCTTCTGTCCGACCTGCTCAAATTTCCCGCCGACTTCCTCGATCTTAGCGAGGGTCGCATTGGTGGAGGATGCCTGGGCTTCGAGCTGTTTTAACTGCTGTTCCGTCTCCTGGATTTCACGCTGCAGCGCATCATACTGCTCCTGAGTGATCTCGCCCTTCTGGAGCTGTTCGTTAGCCTGTTCAGCCGCCGTCTTGAGGGTAGCCAGTTTCTCCTTGGTCTCCTGAATCGCCTGTGTCAGGAGTTTCTGCTTCTGGGAAAGCAGCTCCGTATTGGAGGGATCGAGCTTGAGGAGCTTCTCCACGTCCTTCAGCTGGGACTGCGTGTTTTTGATTTCCTTGTTGACGCCCTGTAATGCGGTCTGGAGCTTAGTTGTGTCTCCTCCAACCTCAACTGTGATTCCCTGAATCCTTCCGGCCATATGATCCCTCCTTTCTGCCCGTCGCGGGCGAGTTATTCAGCCACACTGGGCTGTAAAAGAGGAGCCAACGGATATTGCTCCATCAGCTCCCTGCATCGTTTGATGTTCTTTTCTTTCAGCTCTGCCATATTTCGGAGGAACTGTTCTGACCGGCGCTTCTTCCGGTTCAGCCCTGCCATGCGGTCATATTCCATCACACTCTTCCGCAGCGCCTCGTCTGTGACGCACAGGTGATACGCCTCACCGCATTCCGGACACCGGAAGAAGATGTGTTCGATCCCGCCGTCCCGGATCGTCTCCGGCTGCGGATGGATCTCCGCTTTGCACTTGTCACAGATTATCTGCATTGGAATCTCCTTCTCAGAACTTTCGCAGTAATTCCTGTTTACTGCGAATTTGATGAACTCCGATTTCGTGGCATGAAAATACCCTGCCAGCTTTCACCAGCAGGGCTTATCTGAAATTTTTGCGGCTATCCGCGTTTTTTTCACGAACAACTCTTATTTGGAGATAAACCTCTCATCCAGCAAGAAATCTTCAATTCCGACATATTGAATTCCATTCTCATCCTGCCAAGGTTTAATGAAGTCTCTTACAACCACAATTTTCCTGAATGAATCCGGAATCCTTATGAGAGAAGCAATCTCCTGCTCTCTCTTTTCCGAGTCAGCAATGGTCAATGCGGATTGTATATAGTAGCGTTCATCTCCCCGGTTTACTACAAAGTCGACTTCCAGCTGTTTACGGACGTTTTTTCCTGCATCATCTTTTACATTCTGCTCGACCACACCGACATCCACGTCGAACCCGCGCCGAACCAGATCATTGTAAAGAACATTCTCCATCAGATGGGTTTCTTCCAGCTGTCTGAATCCAAGCCTTGCATTACGCAACCCTGGGTCGGAGTAGTAATACTTGACAGGGGTCTTGATGTATTTCCTGCCCTTGACGTCATATCGTTCCGCTTTCTGGATTAAAAATGCCTCCAAAAAATACCCGATGTATTTATCTATGGTATCCGGAGCGATTTTGATCTGCCTTTCGCTGGCAAAGGTGTTAGACAATCTGCTTGGATTAGTCAGCGATCCAATGCCGGATGCCAGGACATTCAGAAGGATCTCCAGGACTTCTGCATCATTTTTCACTTGATGCCGTTCAAGAACATCCTTGATGTAGGTCCGGCTGAACAGATCCCGCAGGTAGCGGCTTTTCTCCTCATGCGTTTCCATCGTCCACACCAACGGCATGCCGCCATAAGTGTAGTAGTCCCTCCAGACTCCGCGCTTGTCTCCTTCGTAATTCTCATACACCTCCGAAAAGGAGAGCGGATTCACCCTGATCTCATCTCCCCGATCGCGGAATTGAGTAAGAATATCTGACGACAGCATCTTGGAGTTGCTCCCAGTGACATAGATATCCGCATTAGGGAGCTTCATCAGCCCAAGCACCACATCGATGAAGGTGAGCTTCTCATTCGAGTCATCCACATACGGGTTAGGGATCTCGGTTACAAACTGGATTTCATCGATAAACACATAGTAGCGTTTATCCTTATCAGGCATCCGCTCCTTCACAACCTGATTCAGTTCAAAGGGGTTTCTGTATTTCGCATTGTCGATCTCATCCAGAGCGAGTCCCACAATCTGATCCTCACCAACACCAGAATCCAGAAGGTACTGACGATAGAGGGTGAACAGAAGATAGGACTTTCCGCTCCGGCGAAGTCCAGTTATGATTTTTACACGCCCATTATCCTTTTTTCGGATCAGCTGATCCAAGTACTGTCTCCTTGGGTACTGCATCGCCTTGTCCTCCATGAAATTTTTGCGGTATCCGCATTTTTTTCATGAAGCAGTATACCATATCTACTGTGAACATTGCAAGTTTAATAACTGAAATTTTTGCGGCTTCCGCAATTTTTTCAGTTATATCCGATCCATATCTCCCTGTGTCGCCTGCTCACGCCATTCGATGGAGTCGCGGGATTTTTCCATGAACATATCATTCACGCTTCCAATCGTCAGCAGGTCCAGATCAGCGATATTCAGCCCCAGTTCCACACAGCGGAGCATGAACAGAGCAGTCGTCATTGGCCGCTCTGTCTTCCTCAGTTTTTTCTCTCAGGTACCGTGGTCTTAATGTTCATACCCCACAGGTCGATCAGCTCCGGAAGTATCTGATAGATGCTGAAGGTGTCGAACTGGTCAAGCCACTCGTCGGGGCTGTCGTACTTCTCGTCCGGATGAGCCGCACAATACATGACGAAAGACAGGTCCTCAAACATCTCCAGGGAGAAGCCGTCCAGCATGGAAGCCTCTTCATCCTGATCCTTGATGGCGTCGTTCAGGGCCATCAGGTCCTTGTAAACGTCACGTCCAAACTTGTTTCTATAGATACGGGGAATGGCTGCAGAAGCCTTAAACTCCACCTGCTTGCCGTCGATCTCGATTTTCTTGGTCACTGCCATAGGTTTATCCTCCTCAAAATTCATGTAGGTTTGGCAGGGAGTATTTCATCCCTGCCGTGTTAGTCTCAGCCGTTAGGCTCTTCACCGTTCATCTCGCCGTTGTCATCCCCGCCGGGCTCCTCTTCGGATTCCTCCGTGACGGGCGGCATATACACCTCGTCGTACCAGGCGTCGTAGACAGCCTTGGTGACGTTCTCGCTGGTCTTGGCCTTCACATAGCCGTTCGCCAGCGCGGAAGCGATGATGGACAGTTCCTCGGTCTGGACGTCCTTCTCATCTTCCTTGGTGTCGCCTTCCTGAGAGGGACGGGACGCGCTGCAGCAGTAGAACACATGGCGGATCGCTTTCTGATCGCCCGTGAACTCGAACTGCAGGGCAAAACGCTCAAAGGTGCTGTCCGCGTTCTCCAGCAGCACACCGTTGGCGTCCTCTTCCTCATGCAGGATATCCTTGAGGAACTCCTCCGGGATCAGGGCCAGTTCCAGGTCGCCCTCGTAGCCCGCGTTGTTGTTGAGAACCACATACACGATATCATCGGCATAGAAGTTCTCGCTTTCGCCTTCGGGGTCCAGGCTGATGGACACAGCACCGGGCAGGCGTACCGGCTTGGCGTAGGACACGTTTCCGTCTTCATCGAAGGTCGCCTTGGCGTAATAGCAGTTCTTCAGACCGAAACGGACCTTATTCTTCTTCTTGCTCATGGGTTATCCTCACTTTCTGACTCCTCCGAGTCTTCTTCGTTTTTAAGGTCAACCGTGACCTCATACAGCACTTCGTACATCTTCTCTTCCTCAATCCACACCTCGGATTTATGGAAGAACAGCTCATGCTCCGTCAGGAGCTTCTCCACCCTGGCTTCCAGCGGCGGGTTCTTTTCATCCGTATACAGCTCGATGTCCAGATGATGGAGCTGGTAGTACACGGTATTGTCCGCACCGAGGGGAGCATTGGATGGGTACAGGAAACAGACGAAAGGCGGGTCCGGAGACTCACCCTCCGCAAAGTGGTCGTAGGCCACCGGGAGGGAAATCCGTCCCAGCATTTCCATTACATCTTCATGCGTCATATCGTCACCCTTTCAGCGCCTTTTCGATCAGGCCTTCCAGCATTTCAATGCCCATCTCCTCCGCAGGCGCTATATGCGGAATGGCTCGTACCCGTCCTCCGCCCCGCTTGGCATGCCCCTTCTCCAGCAGATGGGACAGCATATATCGGTTGGGGGAGTAGACCGTCTGCTCCAGGCTCTGGCTGCTCTCCGCCGTAGTCTTGACCTTCCAGCTCTTGGCGTAGCGGCCAGTCCTCACAGGCGCGGAGCCGTTGATCTGGTCTTTCACCGCCTTGGAGGTCTTCTTCACAGCGGACTTCACGCCCTCGGCGGAGAGATTTGCGTACTCTTCCAGCCCTTCGTTGATGGCAGCCGCCATCTCGTCAATGCTTACCGTTCTGCTCATGCCGCACCGCCCTTCTTCTGCAGCTTGCAGACGATCCGAATGGTTTTCTTCTGGTAGTTCATAAAGTCCACAGACTGGATGTCGTAGGTGGAACCCCGGAAAGCGACCCGGAAGTGTGTGCTGTCAAGGTCGGACAGCTCAGAACAGTACCGGACTTCAAAGTTGATGGTCTGCTCCTCTGTCGTGGTAGCAGCCTCGTTCTCCTTGTCGTACTGGTAGGTGGAAGCGTAGGTGTAACAGGAATAGTAATCCGTCCAGGTGTTCTTGTGGTTGCCATACTTATCGGTCACCACTTCGTTCTTCTGGACGGTCAGCCGCTCATTGAACCTCGCGATCTTCCGCTCCATCAGAACACCCCTTCCCGCACAGAGGACAGGAGGTTCCGGAGCGTCATCACCAGGTCGTGATGGTCGGCTTCCTCCCTGTGCTCATACAGATAGCCCAGGGCATACAGCACCGCCGTGCGCATCAGGCTCCTCAGCTGCAGGATCTCTCCCACGAGGATGTCCGTGCCGCGGATGCTCATCTCTTCCGTTGTCTCGTCGCTGAGCAGATCCCACTCGCCGGCGCTCATCCTGCCCACATCGGCACAGAGCTTTTCCGCTGTCAGGAGGAAGCTGTCGATCAGGCCGTCCTCCATGGAGCTGTCCACTCGGAGATAGGTTTTCGCTTCATCGGTAGTGATCAGGCTCATCTCATCAGCCTCCTTCCTCAGTTTCCGCGCCGTGGGGGAAAAGAAGGAGCAGAGGAACTTCCCCTGCCCCTGTTATCCCTCATCAGCCGTTAGGCTCTTCGCCCGGGTCAGGCGTGGTGACGGCCTTGGTGCCGGCCATCTTCAGCACCTTCACGGACTCCGGCAGGATCAGGCGGCCGTCCACACGCTGGGTGGTCAGGAAGCCGACCTGGTCGGTGCGGGCGTACAGCTCGTTCAGGCGGCGGAAGGTGCGGTTCTGACGGTCAGCGACCCAGTAGTTCTTGAGATCTCCGAACAGCAGGACCTTCTCGCCCTTGGCGATGCCGGGCATGAAGGAGCTGGTGCGGATCGGGCGGCCCAGGATGGTATCGGGCTTGGCGATATCCAGGGAGGGCTTCCAGATATAGTTGTCGTTCTTGTCCTTCAGCTTCATCAGCTGCAGGAGCAGGGTCTCGTTGCAGACGAACTGCGCGGAGCGGCGATAGGGGCTCTTGAGGCTGTAGTAGAGATCGAAGATCTCATCGAAGGTCACGATCTCCTCTTCCGCCGCGGTCACACCCAGCTCGGCGCCGCCGACGTCCGCCAGGATGCCCAGGGGCTTCTTATCCCCGTCACCCGTGAAGAAGGCACGCTCCTCGGCGTTGCCCATGCAGACACCGAAACGGGCGGCGATATAGCTCGCCAGGTCGAAAGCGGAATCGTGGAGCAGCTCGTTGGAGATCTTGATCATCGTGCCCAGCTTGTAAGCGGACAGCGTAGTCTGACCGAACTTGGTGTTGGTCTCCGGGATCTCCTCGCCCTCATCGATCCACTGGGCTTCCATGGTGTCGTTGGCGATGGGAATCTTGCGGGTGCCGCTGTTGGTGCGGATGACGGTCGCCAGCTGGCGGAAGATGTTGTTCTCCTCCAGCGCCTGGATCAGCTTGCGCTCGAACTCGTCAGGCACGGTAAAGCCGCCCTCGGTGTCCTCGCCCACAGACAGGGCATTGCGCACGGCCATCTGGTCACCGCGGTTGCGGATCATATTCCAGAACGCGCCGGAATACTCCTCAGTTGCGGTCGGAGCCACGTTCTCCGCCTTCTTCGCCATGGGCATGCCCTTGACGGGATGGGAGGTCGGCTGGGAGAGCTGGGCATCGAAAGCGGCCTGCGCTTCCAGGCGCTCAATCTCCTCACCCAGGGCCTTCACATCGCCCGCCATCTTGTTGTACTGCTCGACAGCGGAAGCCTCGACCAGGCCGTTCTCGCCGCGATGCTCCTCCAGGAAAGTCTTCGTCTGCTCCCAGAGGGTGTTGCGCTTATTGCGCAGTTCCATGATCTTATTCATAGTCATTCTCCTTCTCCGGCGAAGTCGCGCCGGACTATA